AAGGCGGAAACCTCTCCCCCTGCCAAGGAACTCAATGACGATATCCCTTGGTGATAAGAGAGCAAATTTGAATATCTTTTAATTGATGTTGCTTTTAATGGTATAATTTTTTAATCTTTGCAAACAAAAGGAGAATCAAATGAATGAAACATTGAAAAAACCCGTGAAGATGCGAGGGGTTCGCATTTCAGATGAGCTTTGGAATCTGGTCAAAAGGCAAGCAGAATCACAGCATCGTTCTGTGGGGATGCACGTTGTATATCTGCTGGAAAATTCGGTCAAGTGCGATGATAAGTTGCGTCGAGCGTGAAATGGTTCAAACACGATTCCAACGCTCATCGTGATGCGAAATTAAAACGGCTGATCATGGCGTATGGGATGGAGGGTTATGGCCTCTACTGGTACTGTCTGGAGGAAATTGCCAATCAGGTATCCACCGAAAAATATACCTTTGAACTGGAGCATGATGCAGAGATCATTGCATTTGATTCAGGGATGAGCGTGACAAAAGTCGAAGAGATCATGAAAAAGATGGTTGACCTCAATCTGTTTCAAAGCAGTAACGGAATTGTCACTTGCTTAAAATTGGCAAAGCGTATTGATCAGTCGATGACCGGTAATAGACAAATGCGGAAGATAATCACATCCTATAAAAATCAAGAGGTTAAAGTAAAAAATCATGACTCTGACATGACTGAGTCAAGAGTGGGTCATGTGATAGTCAGCCCAGAAGAGAAGAGAAGAGAAGAGAAGAGAATAGATGAGAAGAGAAAAGAGGAGAAAAAAACGCCCGTTGGGCTTAATGTGGACGCATGGAATGGATATCTTGAATTCCGCAAACGCATAAAACTGAAAAAGTTGACAAAGGCAAGCTGTCAAAAGCAAATGAAGTGGCTGATTGAACAGGGTGATTTTGAAGTACAAGCACAGATCATTGATAACTCAATACGCAATGGCTGGCAGGGATTGTTCTCCCTAAAAAAGCAACATTTCAAAACAGGGACTGCTTCGGATTTCAAGGAGTGGGTTGAAGGAATGTGAAAAAGAGCGAGGCATCAGAATTTCGTGAGATCGTCAATGCCATATTTGAGGTTTTTGACAAGCAGTTGTCTGCAACAGCATTGAAGATTTGGTGGCAAACGCTTAAAAAGCATGACCTGCTCACGATCAAGCACGCCATGAGGTTTCATGTGGAACACTCAAAATTCTCACCAAAGCCTGCTGACATTCTGGAGGCCATCAAGCAATCAGATGGAAGGCCAAATGCAGATGAGGCTTGGTCAATTGCTATAAAGGCCAGTGATGAGGCAGAAACAGTGATATGGAATGATGATATAGCTGAAGCATGGGGCGTTGCTCTTACGCTCATTCAGGAAGGCGATAAGGTTGCAGGCAGGATGGCGTTCAAATCTGCTTATGATCGGATTGTTGAAAAGCACAGGGATCAGGGAATCCCGGTAAACTGGATGCCATCAATCGGGCATGATTCTGAGGCAAGAAAGGACGTGATTAATAGTGCTGTAACAAAGGGATTGCTGACACAAGCCCACCCATTACCACAATTGGAAGATATTGACGAAGAGAAGCGACAGGAAAACATCCAGAGAATTAAGGATATGGTAAAGGGAATTGGAGAGATTAAATGAGCGAGATAACATGGAAGCTGGATGACATGGTGGGGTCGGGTACATCACTCAGAGGAAAAGTGGTTACCACATATGAGAAATTAGTCGAGGTCTTTGGTAATCCCAATATAGGGGCTTCCGATAAGGTTTTTAACAATTGGGGGTTGCAGTTTGAAATAGGTGACCCTGTATTGGATGATTGGGACATCATTAACGCCACAATATACGACTGGAAAGAACCACATGGGAGTGCCAGTCACTATGGCGAATATGAATGGCATATCGGCGGTGATAATTATCAAAGTGTTGAACTCGTATATGAGGCATTAGGAAAATGATGAACATTATTTCACTGGGTGCTGGTGTGCAGTCCACCACGATGGCACTCATGGCAGCAGAGGGAGAACTAACCCCAATGCCTGACTGCGCGATCTTCGCCGACACAGGTGCTGAACCAAAACACATTATGGACTTCTTGGATTACGTCGAATCCCTAGTGCCGTTCCCGGTGTATCGGGTGATGGAGGGTGAGGGGTTGGAGGTGTCCACAATCGACTCAGTGAAAGGGGGTAGGTTTGCTGGCCCGCCGTTCTTCACTGAGTCAAAAGGTGGGGGGGGGATGCTCAGACGGCAATGCACTCGCGAATTTAAGATCACGCCTATTGAGAGAAAGGTGCGTGAGTTGGTGGGATTGAAGAAGGGTCAGCGTGGGCCTAAAGAGATCGCAGTGCGTCAATGGATCGGCATCTCAATGGATGAGCGTACTCGGATGAAACCGAGTAGAGTGAAATGGATCGAACATACTTGGCCTTTGATTGATGTGCAGATGCATCGCCACCACTGCATCAACTGGATGCGGGAGCACGGATACCGAGAGCCAAGCAAATCGGCTTGTTATTTTTGCCCTTATCACGACAATGCCACTTGGCAGAACATGAAAGACCACGACCCTGATTCTTGGGAACGTGCCGTCAAGATGGATGAGTCAATCCGTAACGGTGTCAGAGGCACACCCGAAAAACTGTATCTCCACCAATCCATGCAACCACTTACCGAATGTGATTTCGACCCTGCGCGAGACCAGATCGATATGTTCGGAAACGAATGTGAAGGAATTTGCGGGATTTGATGTCACCCACTCAACTGATATTGGGGTGATATGAGCGTAACAGATGTGAAAAAAGTTAGACTCACACAGTTAGATGGCACATTGCCTAACCTTGCCCTAATGAAATTATCTCATTACCACAAGGCTAAAGGCGATGAAGTCCACTTCTATAAAACAGCAACAAAAGATATGTTTGAGCCAGACTATGATGTTGTTTATGGATCGTCAATTTTTACTTATGAAGATAAGAGAGATAGGTTTCTTAATTCATTTCCTGATGCTGTTGTGGGTGGTACTGGTTTTGGTAGTAAAACAACTGTTGAACATTTAATAGGTAGTCCAGTTTACGAAAATTATGATTATGAAATTTATCCTGAGTTTGAAAATAGTATTGGATTTTCTCAGAGAGGGTGTCGATTAAAATGTAAGTTTTGTGTTGTTGGCGGAAAAGAGGGGAAGAATTCACATAGCAATTGGATAGATGAAATATGGCGAGGCAATCCCCACCCGAAAAACATTCTATTGCTTGATAATGACTTCTTTGGTCAGCCCGATTGGGAGGTTAAAAGTAAACAAATAATCGAAGGAAAGTACAAGGTGAATTTTAATCAAGGAATTAACATACGCTTAATTACCGATGAGGTTGCTGAAACACTACCAAGCATTAAATATTATGATGTAGATTTCAAAACGAGAAGGCTTTACACAGCTTGGGATAATCTTGGAGATGAGAAAATTTTTTTGAGAGGTGTAGATAAGCTGTTAAAAAATGACATTCCACCTAGACACCTTATGGTTTATATGTTGATAGGCTATAAGAAAAACGAGACTATGGAAGACATTATGTATCGTTTCGATATGCTGAATGATCTAGGTTGTGTTCCATATCCGATGGTTTACAATAACGAAAGCAAAGAATTAAAGAGATTTCAACGATGGGTGATCAGACATTACTATGAGTTTATTGATTGGCAAGACTACACAACAACAAGATCATCCTTTTACAAAGATGATGCACAAGAGGAAATATTATTTGCAGGGCAATAATATCCCTTGATGAGCATAAAGACTGAAAATGGTCGGCGCGGGTTTCCATGTCAGATGTTCAATACACCAGTTTCAATTACGATGTGGTTGTATGGGAGAGAATCATTGGTGACAAAAGACGAGCGCACAAGATATGAAAGATTGTCAGATTTGGGTTGTGCAGTCTGTAGAAAACCAGCGCAAATTCATCATCTGATAGGCTTGCGTTATCGTGGAATTGGCCAAAGAGCACACTGGACAAACACAATCGCACTATGCGAGGAGCATCATACTGGTGAATACGGCATCCACGCGATCGGCCAGAAAACATGGGAGAAACAATTCGGTAAGCAAGAGCGTTTTCTCGCGCAACAAGATAGATTGATTACTTTTTCCAAATAGCAAGCTTCCGAAAGGGGGCATTTTTTGTGCTAAACTTAATTCTTCCTTACCCTCCATCAGTCAATCAATACTACCGGATGTGGCGCGGGCGAATAGTTAAATCGCCAAAAGGCACAAGTTATGCAAAAGATGTGGCGTATTACTGTCGGAATGAGGGGATAAGGGTGGAGTTGGACTGTCGATTGAAAGTGGATATACTTGTTTTCCCGCCGGACAACAGGCGCAGGGATTTGGACAATGTTCTAAAAGCCATATTGGATTCGTTGGAAGATGCAAAGGTGTTCAAGGATGATTCGTTGATTGATGATCTCAGGGTGAGAAGAATGGACACATTCAAGGATGGCAAAATAGAGATTGGAATAGAAATCATAGAGTTATGAAACAACAAGTTAAGCGAAGTAAAATCAAGGAAAACCCCAATAATCCTAGAATAATCAAAGACCACAAATACTATTTGCTTGTTAAGTCACTGCAAGAGTTCCCTGAAATGCTAAAGCTGAGACCTATTGTAGTTGATGAAGATATGATGGTGCTTGGTGGTAACAAGAGATTGAAGGCAAGTAAAGATGCAGGGCTTAAAGAGGTGTGGATTGAAATAGCTGAAGGGCTTACTGAAGCACAAAAAAAAGAATTTGTAATTAAAGATAATACAAATTATGGAGAATGGGATTGGGACATATTGGCAAATGAATGGGATAGCGTTCAACTTACTGAATGGGGTGTAGATGCATGGCCAAATCAAGATGATATAAAAGTAGAACCGATAGCAGGGCTGACTGATGACGATGATGTTCCAGAGGCAGAAGAAAGTATATGCAAGGCAGGGGATATATGGGTACTGGGCAACCACCGCTTGTTGTGCGGGGATGCGACAAAGAAGGGAGATGTTGAACGATTGATGGATGGGCAGAAGGCAGATATGGTGTTTACAGACCCGCCTTATGGGATGAATGCTGTTAAAAATAGTGGTGTATTATCAAAGAAATATAAAGATATTATAAATGACGATTCAATTAATGTTGCGATTAATTCGTTTGAATTATTAGATGATGATATTCCTGCAATATGGTGGGGGGCTAATTATTATGCTAACATATTACCAAATAAACCACACTGGATAGTATGGGATAAGAACAATGGTGGAAGCGACCAAATGGATTGTGAATTGGCTTGGACAAACCTAAAAGGAGTTACTCGTCAATTCACTCTTTCGTCAGAAAAGAAAAACAGAGTACATCCAACACAGAAACCAGTTGAATTAATTAATTGGTCATTAGATAAAGTCAAACCACAAACTGTATTAGACCTATTTCTTGGCTCTGGCTCAACACTAATCGCCTGTGAAAAGACAGGAAGAAAATGCTATGGCATGGAGATTGATCCGCATTACTGTGATGTAATAGTTAAACGCTGGGAAGAATTCACCGGGAACAAGGCGGAAAAGTTAGATGGCAAGACCGAAAAAGTATAACATCGACAAAAAACAAGTTCAAAATCTCGCTAGATTTGGCTGTACCAATGTCGAAATAGCAGATTTTTATGGGTGTGATGAAAGCTTAATCCGGCACAGTTATTCCGAATACCTGACAAAAGGGAGATCAGAGCAGAAATTACGATTAAGGCAACTTCAATGGGCATCTGCTGAAAAGGGAAATATCGTAATGCAGATATTTCTGGGAAAGAACATTCTGGGTCAAACCGACAAGCAAGAAATAGCTTTAGATGCTGATATGAGTTTGGAAGTTCAATTCATAGGATAGTGGAAAACAAACGTGGTCGTATAAAATTATCAAAAGCATTTAGGCCATTATTTAAGCCCAAAAGATATAAGGTTTATTACGGTGGTCGAGGTGCTGGTAAGTCATGGTCGTTTGCTTATGCCTTATTGATTATTGCTGCAAGAAAAAAAACCCGTGTGTTGTGTACAAGAGAAGTTCAGGCATCATTGCGGGATTCAGTACATAAGTTGTTAAGTAGTTGTATAGAAGCTAACAATTTACAAAAGTTTTTTACAGTCACAAGAGATGGTATCTGCGGAAACAACGGTTCAGAATTTATCTTTCACGGTCTAAAACAAGACCCAATGCAGATTAAGTCATTAGAAGGTGTAGACATTTGTTGGGTAGAGGAAGCACAGAGGATTAGTAGTGAGTCATGGGATATATTAGTTCCGACGATCCGTAAGAAAGGTTCAGAGATATGGGTGAGTTTTAATCCAAATTTAGAATCAGACCCGACTTACCAAAAGTTTGTAATCAACCATAGAAATGATTGTTTTTTAAGGAAGGTTAATTATGACGAAAACCCTTTCTTAGGTGATGAGTTAAAGGCTGAACTGAACTATCTGAAAGCAGAGGACTATGACCATTATAAGCACATTTGGGAAGGAGACTGTAAAACCTTCTCAGTGTCGCAGATATTCAGACACAAATTCCATATAACAGATTTTGTTGCCCCTGAAGGAACTGTGTTTTATTATGGATTAGACTGGGGTTTCTCTCAAGACCCTACAGCGGTGTTAAGATGCTATGTTTGTGATAATATCTTATACATAGATTATGAAGCAGGCGGTAGGCAGGTAGAATTAGACAACACTTATAAGCTAATAGATTCCATACCAGAAGCAAAAAAATACACAATAAGGGCAGATTCAGCTAGACCAGAGAGTATCAGTTTTATAAAAAGACAAGGTTATAAAATAGAATCAGTGTATAAATGGAAAGGTAGTGTTGAGGATGGGATTGAATTCATTAGAAGTTTCAGGCAAATTTATATACATTCAAGGTGTTTAGAGGTGGCAAGTGAGTTTGTTAAATATAGTTACAAGGTAGATAGAGCAACAGGTGATGTTTTGCCACATATAGTCGATGCACATAATCACTTCATAGACGCATTAAGGTATGCACTTCAGCCAATGATAAAGTGTAAAAACACAAAACCATTAATTTCAAAGGTGGTAGGGATATGATTGAAAGTAGACATCCACAGTACAAGAGTTTAGTCCAACAATGGAAAAGATGCAGAAATTGCTATCAAGGTGAGGATGCGGTTAAAGCTCAAGGAACAGATTATCTCCCAAAATTGTCCCGGCAAAGCGATGATTCATATTTTGCATATAGGCAACGTGCGTCATTCTTTAATGCGGTCAAGAGGACTGTAGATGGGTTGACCGGGGCTGTAATGAGGCTTAATCCTGTGATTGAGAATGGTAATGATGAGTGGACTAAGGACATAACTGGAACAGGTGTGCATCTGAACGATTTTGTATTTTATTTGTTATCAGAGCAAATATTGATGGGCAGGCAGGGAATATTAGTAGATCATAATGGAGACAGACCCTATTTGACGGGCTACACGACAGAACAGATACCCAACTGGATGGATGATCGGATTATTCTCAAGGAGGAGTATAGAAAAACCAACCCTGATAATTTTTATGCCAGTGAGTATGAGACTCAATATCGAGAGTTATTGAAAGAAGATGGTAAATATCTGGTAAGGATATGGAAAAAAAATGCGGAACAAGTGTACAAGGTAGTTGAAGAGATATTACCAAGCCAGAGAGGGAAAACATTGTCCAGTATTCCCTTTATCGGGCTTTCAGTTGATGGTATTAACCTCAAGCCAGAAGTGCCTCCAATGTTAGGGTTAGCAGATATGAACCTCTCGCATTATAGGACGAGTGCAGACCTAGAACATGGAAGGCATTTTACCGCTTTACCCACTCCTTATGTAACAGGGGTAGATGCTGAGTCTGAGCTAAGTATTGGAGCAGAATCAGCATGGGTGCTACCAGACCCATCAAGCAGGGCAGGGTATTTAGAATTCAGCGGGCAGGGATTACGCGCTTTAGAGACAGCGATGGATCAGAAGCGTTCCATGATGGCATCACTTGGGGCGCAATTACTTGAAGGGCAAAAAGCAGGAGTGGAGGCAAGCGAAACACTCAGGCTTAGACAAAATAGTGAGATGTCTGCCCTAATGAAGGCGGTTAAGACTGTAGAAAGTGGCTTAAACCATGCGTTTGAATATATGACAGAGTGGGAAGGTGGCAACCAAATAAGTGTATCTATTAACACCGATTTCTCAGATACAAAGATTGACCCACAAGTAATGACAGCGTTAATGCAAGCATGGCAATCTGGAGCAATCAGTCACGAAACATTCTTATGGAACTTGAAGCGAGGGGAGATTCTACCTTCTGGGGTGGAGATAGAGGATGAGCGAGATCGCATTAATCTTCAGGCAGGTATTATTTTGGAAGATTAGCGGTGGATAAGTTCAACAAGGTAGAAGTTCATGCGTCTGCTGTATCGTCAGAGTGCTTTGAAATGACAATAGATGATAATGAAATACGCAACATTGTCGAATGGGGCGTTGGTGGCAAAGCTGGTGAAGTGACTACGGTCACTATTAAATTTATTGCTGACGTATATCATGACGACTGTTAATGATAAAGCGTTAGACCAAATTACAGGTCATAGCGTTGATTTGCTAAGAGTTGAAGCAGGACTGCGGGAAAAAATATTAGATGAGCTGGATGTGCTTGCGGTAACTCTTGTTAAAAAGTTGGAAAAAGCAAAATTACACGAAGTTGAAAAAACAGCAACACAGAGGAAGAGACTTGAAAAACTGCTCTCTCAAACAAAAAAAACAATAAGCACAGCATACAACGATATTGATAAAATAGAGGATAAAGAACTTATTGATTTAGCGAGGGTAGCAGAGGCACAGGCTGTAATGACGATTAATACAGCAATCAAGGCCAGCACTTTAAGTGTTGGAATGAGCAAAGAGATGTTAGAGTCTATAGGAAAGGACACCTTAATTACGGGCGCACCAAGCAAAGAATGGTGGCAACGTCAGTCCCAGACATTTGAATCAACGTTCAAGGATACAGTCCGGCAAGGGCTGTTGTCTGGAAAAGTAACGTCAGAAATTGTAAAGGAGTTGATGGGAACAAAAACCGCAAGGTATAAAGACGGTAAACTAGAACCAAGGCGCAGGGGGGCAGAGGCATTAGTTCGAACATCGGTACAGGTGGTAGCAAATGAGGCAAGGTTGCAGACCTATGAAAATAATAATGACATCGTAAAGGGAATTGAGTGGGTATCCACTCTTGATTCTCGCACCAGTCCTATCTGCCGGGTACTCGATGGGCTGATGTGGGACAACGAGCGCAAGCCCATAAATCATTCAAGGCACTACCCCGGCGCAACCGCTCATTGGAATTGTAGAAGCACACAAGTTCCCATTCTCAAGTCATGGGAGGAGTTGGGGGCAAAAAAGAAATTTAAGGAGATACCAGAAGGAACAAGAGCCAGCATGGATGGACAGGTATCTGCTAAAGAAGGTTATGAGGATTGGCTGATACGACAAGGTAAGGAAAAGGGCGAAAAGTTCCAGAAGGACATTCTTGGTAAAGGCAAATGGGAGTTGTGGAAAGCGGGCAAGGTTGGGTTTACTGATTTAGTGGATCAGACAGGCAATCCGGTTTCGTTAGGGGTGTTGAGAGGGAAGTTAGGGATTGAGAAAAAACAGAAGAAATGACCTAAACAACGGAAAAGTTTGAAAAGCAGATACTTTTTACCAAATTACAGCAGGAACAATATCAGATGGTTTAACGGGCAATCGGAGACTAAAAATGAGCGAAGAAATCACATACACAGCAGAGCAATATGAAGAGATTAAAGGGAAGTTGGATGAGTTTCGTGGAAACAATGTGAAGCTGATGAAGGATATGGATGCTTTGCAGAGCAAATTTGCTAATGTAGACCTCGATCAGTATGCGAAAATGATGCAGAAACATCGAGATCAGAAAGACAAGAAGCTAATTGATGCTGGCAAGATTGATGAACTTGTGGAAGAGCGTACCGCCCGCATACGGAAAGATCACAATAAAGTCTATAAAGTATTGGAAGAAGAGAATAGTACATACCAAAGACAGCTTGAAGGGTTAATGATAGATTCCGCAGTTAGAGATCAGGCCTCCAAACACGGGGTTTTGCCTACAGCAACCGAGGATATCTTGTTGAGGGCAAAGGCAGTATTTAGGTTAAAAGAGGGTCAGGCAGTACCAATGGATAGTGATGGAAATGTAATCTATCTTGCAGGAGCTACTGAGCCAATGGGAGTGGACTCATGGGTAAAAGGCTTAACCGAAACGGCTCCGCACCTGTTCGCCTTATCTAATGGAGGCGGTTCTCAGCATGGGTCTGGTGGTGGAGAAGATGGCAGTAATACTGTGACGAGAAAAGAGTTCGATGCAATGACTCAGAAGGAAAGGTCAGGATTTTCGAAGAAGGGAGGAAAAGTAGTTGACAACCATTAGTAAATGAACTAAAACTACAAGTGTGGCAGAGTCACTTTTGTGGATTGCAGCGCAATCACAGGCAAGAGGACTCAATGTCCTCGGAATACTTTTTTAATTATTTGAGGACATATCATGGCAAACACACTTACCAACTTGGCTGGTGATATTTATAAGGCAGCCGATACAGTTGGACGAGAACTTGTTGGGTTTATCCCATCATCAACTATCAATGCAAAAACCGCGCGTGTCGCACTAAACGACACAGTACGTTCACATTTCACACGCTCCGCATCTGCTACAAACATCACTGAGTCTATGACTATCCCGCAAGGGACAGACCAGACGATTGATACCAAGACGATGACGATTGATAATGCTCGCGCAGTTCAGATTCCTTGGACGGGCGAGGATATTCAGCACGTCAACAATGGGTCAGGGTATGAGACTATTTATGGTGATCAGATTGCTCAAGCAATGCGGACTCTTACCAATGAAATAGAAGAAGACCTCTGGCAAGCTGCTTATCGAGGAGCGTCAAGGGCTGTTGGAACCGCAGGAACAACTCCATTTGCAACAACTTTCGCTCTAGTTGCTTCAGCAAGACAGATTATTGCTGATAATGGTGGTGTGACTAATGACGGCCGGTTGAGTTTGGTTCTTAGTACAACTGCTGGTACAAACTTGCGAAATCTGGCTCAGTTACAGAAAGTAAATGAGTCCGGTGATGACCTTATGTTACGTCAAGGAACATTGCTTAATTTGCAAGGTTGTATGCTCAAAGAGTCTGGGCAGATTTCCGCTCACACTATTGGAACAGGAACAAACTACCAATTGAGTGCTGCTGGGTCAGTAAATGATACGACAGTATCAGTAGATACTGGTTCTGGCACTATTCTTGCTGGTGATATTGTTACTATTACAGGCACTAGCGACAATTATGTGGTCAACACCGCACTAACTGGTGGTGATATCGTAATTGGTAGCCCCGGTTTACAGGCAGCAGAAGACGATAATGATGGTGTAACAGTAGGAAATGCTCATACACCTAATGTGCTTTTCCATCAGTCAGCAGTAGAACTGGCAATTCGCGCTCCTGCTACTCCTGATGGGGATGCCGCAACTGACAGCATGATGGTTCAAGACCCACATTCTGGATTGGTATTTGAAATCAGGGTGTACAAGGGTTATCGCAAGCAGATGGTAGAAGTGGCCTCCGCTTGGGGAACTAAAGCATGGAAGCCTGACAATATCGCAATTATCATGGGTTAATCTAAGATCAGCCCCCTTCAGCAATTGCTGTTGGGGGCATCTTATTTGGGGTGTAGTCATGGGAATCAAGAAGGTAGTAAAGAAAAAAGCAGTAAAGAAAAGCAAGTTAGTCAAGATGAAAAGGGGAGAGCAGAGCGCAGACGTTCATCCCGAAGAAGTTGATAATTATAAGAAAGCAGGATGGACTAAGTAGTGGCTTTAGATGCGACTATTGGTGGCACATCTTCTGACAGTTATATAACTGTTGCGGATGCAGACACCTACCATGGTAACAATCTTAATGTCACGGATTGGACGGGAGCCTCTACCGCAGACAAAGAAAAGGCTCTTAAAATGTCTACCCGGCTTATGGATGAGCGGATAGATTGGATTGGGGAAAAGAACACTGACACTCAAGCGTTAAGATATCCAAGGGCAGGGGTGACTACTCCTGACGGGTATTCAGTTGAGACAACAGAGCTACCTACACCTGTTACCAATGCTTGTGCAGAATTTGCCAAATATTTAATTGCTTCAGACAGAACTGGTGACGCAAGCGGAAAAGGGATTACAAGCGTTGGGGTTGGGTCTGTTAGTTTGACATTTGATAAGACTGACACCGCAGACGTATTGCCCAGTATTGTTAGTGAAATGCTTAGAGGCTGGGGGGTTATCCATGAACGGGCCAAATTCGGCGTTGCTACTGTATTGAGAACATAATGGGTTTGCGCTCAAGTATTGCTTCCGCAGTAGATTCAGCGTTTGTTGCTGTTGGTGATATTGCAGAAACCATTACCTTCAGGAAGAGAACAACGGGTAGTTATACCACGTCAAGTGGTGTTGTTACCCATACGGACTCTGACACATCAATAAAGGCGATAGTGACTCCTCAAGCTGGTTCATCTGTCGATAAAAACTTTATAACGACAGAGCATGGTGGTGCTTTAGAATTCACAATCAAGGCATCAGATATTACTGGGACACCCGACACAAACGATCAAATAGTAAGAGATGGGGAAGTATATAGCGTTAATCAGATTTCGTTTGATCCGGCAGGGGCTACATATCAAATAATTGGCGAGAGAATGGGATGACTTTTGCACTAGACATAGAAAAGTTCTCTAAAGATGCAGGCTTAGAAATTAATCTTGTTGTCAGAAAAATCTCTCTGGATGCTTACACAAGAGTTACAAAGAAAACTCCTGTGGACACCGGAAGAGCAAGGGCTAATTGGAATCTATCGGTGGGAAATATTGATGACACTACTACGCAGTCTGTGATGCAAAAAAGCCCAATGCTCCCAAAAAATACAGGGTTGGATAAGGCGATTTACATAACGAATAGTTTGCCATACATAAATAGGTTGGAGCATGGTTGGAGCAAGCAAGCTCCCCACGGCATGGTTGGTGTAACGATGAATGAATTAAAAGTAGGAATGAGTAAGTATGTCATGGGTAAGTGAAAGAGCAAGTATCGAGGGGAGGCTTAATACAAATTGGTCTACTACGAATATTGCGTATGACAATGTGGATTTTGACCCACCGAATAATACCGCATGGGTGCGGTTGACGATCTTAAATGGCGAGACTTTATATAGAACGATTGAGGCAAAAAAAAGGCATACAGGGGTAATTGTTATTCAAGTGTTCTGCCCAAAGAATCAAGGTAGCAATACCGGGAAAGGTTATGCAGATACTCTTGCCGGGATATTTGAAGATAGCTCTTTTGATGACGTTGTTTGCAGAACCGCAAGTATTGAAAACCTTGGATACCACCAAGACTGGCATCAACTAAATGTATCTATACCTTACTGGAGAGATGAAACATGAAGAGTATTGTTCTTTATCCCCCAAAAGGGGGCGAACCAATTAAGGCTCATCCCGGCAAAGTGGATGAACTGAAGAGCTTTGGGTGGACTACCGAGCCAAAGTGTAAAACTAAGCCTGTTAAGGCGAAACTAACCAAGAAAGAGGTAAATGAAAATGGGTAATCATACGGGAACAGATGGAGTGGTAAAGGTTGGGTCGGATACTGTTGCAGAGGTAAGAGAATTCAGCCTTGATGAAACCGCAGACACTATTGAAGATACAACTATGGGCGACTCCGCAAGAACCAAAAAAGCTGGATTGCTTAGTTCATCAGGATCAATGAGTTGCTATTGGGATGAAGCGGATACTGCACAAGTGGCGATGACTCCCGGTTCTGTGGTTACCTTGAATCTTTACCCAGAGGGTGCTGGTGCTGGCGATACTTATGCATCAGGAAGTGCAATTATTGTAAGCAAGGGAACAAGTGCTAATTTTGATGGCATGGTGGAAGCATCATTCTCATTTGAGATAAATGGCGCGATCTCTTGGGCAACGGTTTGATATATTTGCGTGGGCTAGGGTTTAACCCGAAAAGGAGTAATCCGAAGCTCCCTGCCTACGTTCTCTCTTTCGGCATTGTTAGATCGGAGTGATAATGACTATTTTAGATATTGCAATTGAGCATTTTGAAAGTAAAGCTATTATTGAAATAGAAGTTCCAGAATGGATAGATGACGAAACAAAGAAGCCAGTAGTTTTGTACTCAAACCCATTCACTCTAGCGGAAAAGAAGAAGATTTATAAGTTTGCAAAAGAAGACGATCTTGAATTTGTAGTAAGGGTTGTCATTATGAAGGCGATGAATAAGCAAGGCGATAGAGTCTTTGACTTGTCTGATAAACAAAAGTTTATGCACAGAGTGTCTCCAGATATAGTCACAAGGATTGCACAAAAGATGTCAGAGTCAGAAACCGTTGAGGAGCAGGTGGGAAACTAAAATCCGATCCGCATGAGTTCAATCAGTATGCTCTTGCGGATCGGTTGCACAAGACAGTAGAAGAGATCGAAAAAATATCTGTAACTGAGTTCCACGGGTGGATTGCATATCTCAAAATAGAGAGAGAGAACGCTAAAAGAGAGAACGCTAAAAATGTCCGTAAATAGTATTGCAACACTAGGAATAAAGGTTGACCCGAAAGGGGCGATTGCTGGTGCAAGTAAAGCAAAAAACGCAATCCTTGGAATCAGGAATTCAGCAAGAAAAGCGAAAGATGCAATTTTTTCTGCACAAGGCGCGATGCTTGCGCTTGGCGCGGTTGCTATTGTAAAGGGCATTATTTCCACCGCCTCTTCTGTTGAAAATCTTAAAATTCAGCTCAAGTTTTTGACCGGATCGACTGAAGATGCAGCAACAGCCTTTAAGGTTATGGAAGAGTATGCGAAGAAAGTACCCTTTTCTCTTGCAAATATTCAAAGCGCAGTTGGCAACTTAGCCACCGTTACTCCTGACATTGAAGACCTCAATGAAATCTTAGAGATCACAGGTGATATAGCGGCCGCGTCCGGTTTAGAATTTGACGAGGTTGCAAGACAGTTACAACGTTCATTTTCTTCTGGCATTGCTGCGGCAGAAATATTCAAGGAAAAAGGCGTTGCTGCAATGCTTGGGTTTGAGCAGGGCGTTGCTTCTACGGGAGCCGAGACAAAAAAGAAGATCATTGGGATGTGGAGGGATAGCACTGCTTATGCAAAAGGGGCAACAGACGCATTACAGGGGACGTTCACCTCAAGTGTGAGCATGATGGAGGATGCTTGGTTTAATTTACAGCTTGCTATAGCAGATGTAGGTATCCTTAAAGAAGCAACGGAAATCGTCGAAGGAATAACAGCAACTCTGCGCGACCCCAAGACGATTGCGGGTGCTAAAGAGTTTGCTACCGCCCTGCTTAGTGTGTTCGAATTTATTGTAAAAAATGCTGACGTACTGATCTCGGTTGGTAAGATTTGGTTGGCCTCCAAGTTGTTTGCCATATTTGGTAAGCAGGCTGCATTGGCTGCTGGCGCAACGATGGGATTGTATGAAGCGTTCAATCTCTTGACAGCAGCGCAGAAGGAGGCAATGCAATCGGGGGGTGGTGGTTGGGCAGAACTGCCGCCTACGGGGGCTTATGAGAAGTTTACAAAAATCCTCCTAGCGCATCAGCAAGGCTTCTCCGCGGTAGGCAAAGAGGTGTCAACCGTAGACACTAATATAAAGAAGCTGACCGCATCCATCATCTGGCATCACCGAGGCTTCTCCGCTCTAGGCAAAGAGATCAAAACCACAACAGACAATGCGAAGAATCTGATCACGGCACTGGAACCACTTACAATAATAGAATTTGCTGCGCTCGCAGGGGGGTTTAGAGACACAGAGAAGGCGGCAGAGGATATGAAAGATCGAATCCTTGAGGACGCTCCTCTCATTCAAGGGGCTGCTGTAGCTAACTACGAAGTTACCAAGGCAATAACAGATGCAACGATTGAGGACTGGGCTGCTTTAGGTCTAGCGGAGAAAGAAAAATGGGATGCAGCAAAACTACTGCGCGACGAAGAACTAAAACAACTACAGGAAGCCAAAGAACAAAAAAGATTGCTACTGCTCGATGGGGTTGCAGATATTGAGTTCTCTTTGATGACCACAGAAGAACGGCTGAATGACTCACTCGCTCGACGAAGCAAGTTAGTCAATGATGCCTTTACTGCCGGACTGATCAAGAAAGAACGAGCGGATAAGCTCTGGCAGAAATTGGAAGAGCAACATCAAAAGGCCACTAACTTAATTATAAAACTGGGACTTAAAGATTCAACACAGCATTATACTGATGCATGGAAAGCAGTACACGCTGGATTTGTCACGCTGTTTACCAATGTTCTGCAGGGCGAAATTAAAACTTTTTCTGAATTTGTCAGTAGTGCATTTGATGTCATCACCGCTGCCTTGATAAGATTGGTCGCTGAAATGATTGCCGCCGCAGTGTTCTCATGGCTAATTGCGTTTCTCTTCCCCGCTAAAGTTGCGAAGGCCATTCAGGTGGCTACGACGTTGCGTGCGCTTGAAACCGGCAGGCAATTTGGTGGCACTGTAGAGGCAGGCAAGCCTTATATGGTTGGTGAGGCAGGAAGAGAGGTTTTTGTTCCAAGAGAATCTGGAAAGATTGTGCCAATCAATGAGAATAAAGCAAGCAATAAGGATGTAGTTAGAGAGTTGCGAGAACTAAGGGGTGATCTTGCCAATGTCATAACAAGGCCAATAGTGGGGCAAATAGCTAGGGGGCAGATGGCTATTGCCGGGGGCGCGAGGCATTAGATGTGGCGATCTCAGATGCAGAATATAAAATCTGGCTTGCCAATCCTGAAGAGGATCGACTGATGCTTGCCGAGGTCAAGGCTTATTCGGATGCGTCCGAAGTGACGCGCTATCTAGGCTCAAGGTATTATCATACCGGCGCGGGCGATACACCGGCTAACACGATCTATTTGGGACAGTTAGTAGGCTCTCCTACATTCACCCTTTCTATGTCTGAAGCATTTGGTGGACGTTCTTTTGTTTCTGTTGGTTCGATAGAGATAGACAATTCCGATGGGGGCTTGGATTCTTGGATTGCGGATGCGTGGGATGGGCGTGATGCCACCATTAAGATTGGTGACCCAAGCTGGGAGATTTCAGACTTTCGGACTATTCTTACAGGTGTTGTAGATCATTTGTCTGTTGATAGTGACTCAAGTTTTAATTTAACCCTGCGTGATAAACAGAGGGTTCTTGATGTTCCCATTCAGGTCAATCTTATTGGAAGTGGAGCAAATGAAGATTTGCCGATTCCCTTATGTTATGGCGAGGTGTTTAACATCACACCGGTTTTGATTAATGATGTCACCCATGAGTATCAAGTGCATGAGGGCGCGATTGAGGATGTGGTTGCGGTATATGAGGACGATGTTGCCACTTCACTTACCGTAACCGAAGACCTGTCAAACGGCAAATTCACCCTATCGGCTGCGCCGTCAGGTACACTAACGTGCGATATTAAGGGGCATGACCCCAGCGGAAGTTATAAGACCACGCCGGGAGACATATTGAGAGAGATTGTCTGCCGGGTTTTGACCGATCCAACAGACCTAGATACTTCAGCATTTACGGCAATGAATGTTGATGCCCCTTATACAATAGGTCTGTATGTTTCTGATCGCCAGAACTTGCTAGATATAGCAGATGTTGTTTTGCCAGTCGGTTGGTATTATGGATTTAACCGGGCAGGGTTGTTTACTCTCGCGGTGCTGAAAGACCCAAGTGAAGGATCATCTGTGCTGACGGTAGATAACCTAGAGACAACAGATGATCTTGGCGTACAAAAAGCTGATGTCCCGTCATGGAGGGCGCGTGTTGGATATAAAAGATGCTGGACTACGAGCACTAATCCTGATTCTACAGCCAGTGAGACTCATAGAGCATGGCTAAAGTCAGAGTTCACCTTGATAGCGAAATCTGAAGACGCTAGTGTTAAGACAACGCATCTATTAGCCCAAGACCCTGAGATGTTTCAGTCTTTGATTGTTGGCTCTTCAGATGCCACTACAGAGGCTACCCGAATACAGGCACTTTTTGGAACTCAGCGGTACACTTATTCGGTGTCTGCATTTGTAGCACCATATCAAGTAGAGATCGGCGACGTCGTCACCATCACCGACGATCGCTTTGACCTTGACGTAGGGGTAGATTGTCGGGTTATCGGGATCACGGAGTATTTTATAGATAATCGCATTGAATTGGAGCTATGGCAATGACGGGTCGCCTGTTAGGAACATCATTGCTTGATAGCGTTGCTTTAACAGCGACCAGTGCTGCTGGGGCATATACAGTTAGTAATCTAGTTGCCACCCAACCGGGAAAGTTGTGGAGATCGACGTCGGCGGCAGCCCAGACGATCACCGGCGATCTGGGCGAGGATAAGCGGATTAATGGGTTTGTTCTCTACGCCCATAATTTGAGCAATGATGGCTCGGCAACCGTCCAGCTTACCCTCTCTAATAACTCAGGTCATACAGATCAGGTCTATGACACAACCGTGGAGGCTACTGATCCACTTTATGGTTGGGGTGAGGGGCCGTATGGCATGGAGGGTTATGGGGGCTATTCAGATGAGGGCTGGCAACAGCAGTTCACCACGATCTGGATTGCGAGCACTCAGGTCGCGCGGTATTTCAGGCTAATTATTACCGACACCGCAAACAGCGATAATTATGTTGAGGCCGGGCGCATCAAACTGGGTCAGTATGTAGATGTTCGCTACCGTTACGGATATGACATGGGATGGACTGAGCAAACAGAGATAATTAGAACGCGCGGAGGTGCATTGCGTTCCGATAACCGACCGACTTACAGATATGCTAATATTCAGACATCAATTTTAGATAAGATTAGCGAAGGAGATATTCTTGAAATATTTCGTGATGTCGGGAAGAGAGGGGATGCTGTTTGGTCAGCATTTCCAGATGCAGGAACAGCCCAAGAGCGTAGAAATATGATACTTGGACGTTTAGTAGATTACTCATCCGCTGTAATTGATTATGCTGGCAGCGAGATTACTTTTAATATTGAGGAGAGCCTCTAATGGCTGAAAACCCAACCTATACCCTAGCACAAATCATCGCTCTGGCGAAGGGAACAACAAACTGGTACGAATACGCCAAGAGCGGCGCACAACACGGCAAGAACAATCAGGACGACATATCTGCGCTCTCAGGTGGTGGCGCACCCGGCTGGCAGGCTGC